GCTTATAATCATTAAATTCTTGTATTGTTACCCATTTGTCAACATGTGCAACGGCAACAGCACATTTGTCATGTTTTTGAGCTAAATCGGCATGAACATAGTAAATTTTGTCTTTGTTTGGAGAAAACGAGTTGTCAAATCTTCTTAAATTATCTAGAGGATTTCTAATACTTAAGCACCTTTCAACCTTATCTCTTGATTTGAAAAAATTGTCTGTTGCAAGTGTTGGCATACATGCAAATCTCATAAGAGCATCTCCAGTATCTGTAAAAAATGCTAATTTAAAATCCTCAATACAACGGGTAGGATTTATTTCCCAAGTAGGTCTTTTAAGTGCAAAAACTCCAGGATATTTATAAGAAATAATATTATCTTCTTCCCATTCAATAGTGAATCTATTATCACTATCTTCTTCTGATAGAGCTGGATTTAAAACAAAGGTGTGTGATTTTAAACCAGTTTCTTTTTCTGCTATCACTTCCTCATACCGCTTTGAAATAAAGTCTCCCTTAAATCTGGGAAAAGACAGAAGAATGATTTTGCCAAAATCTGGAAAACGAGAATCTACTGAGCCACGAAATGCACGATAAAGATTGTCCGCAGTTTTACCTTGGTCATTACCAGTAGCAGACTCAGTTACAAAACCAGATATCTCATCAAGCACAGCCAAGATAAGATTAAGACCTTCGTGAGACTCTCTTTCTGAATGTCCTGAATAAACCGTAATTGCCTTGCTAAATTCAATATTGTCCATTTTTGCATCATACTTACCTGCAAACCAAGGAGACTTTTCAATTTTTGACCTAAAACCTTTAAAAAAAACGTTTTTAGCTTGTTGTGCGTTAACTGCTACGTTCATTAAATCAATAGCGTCACCTGATGGCTTACCAAAATATTGTGCAGGATCTTTTAAACAAAGCAACTTATGTACTAAATATGCACAACCAATTGTAGAGGTATGATCTTTTCCGCTTCCCTTTCCAAGCATAAGAATAACCTCGTTTTTTGTATATTTTTTAAAATGCTCTTTACCCTCTTTTTCTCCCATAAGTTTTATGAGTTCTTTTTCTTTATATATTTGGCTCATGCATTCTACTAAAACATATTGATATCGAGAAAGCTCTGGTTGATTTAAGTAATCTGGACTAGTTACAAAAGTTTTTACATCAACAGGAGTTTCTTCAAATACATTGTCTTCTAATGCCTCTAAAAAATCAGAAAGATCAAGCGTCAATTATGACTACCTCGTTTTTTATTTCTGATAAACGTTTCATAATTTCATCTCTTGCATCTGGATATTTGCTAGCAACTTCTTTTAAAATCTTAATTAGAATGTCATGTTTTTGTTCCATTTGAGTAATTTGTTCTGCTATTTCTTTGTTATCTAACAGCCCCGCTTTTTGCAACATGTCAATTCGTTTTGCTTCAATATCTGCAATTAATTTGATAGCGGTTGTCTTAGCATTTAAATTAGAGGCCATGTCTGCAGAGTCAATAACTTCGTAAGATTTTTTTATCAAAGAAGAATAGTGTTGGTCTGCACCAACTAATGCTTCTCTTGCTCTTGAATGAATTGCCTCATTGTTTGCAACCATAGATCGCCAATCATTCAATAGGTTTACTACTTTTACTCTAGGAATGTCAAGGCTAGTAGATATTTCACTAGGGTCGTTTCCTTTTAAGTATTCTGAGGCTACCTTGTTAACTAAATCTAAGTGCTTTACTAAATCAAGTTCTGTTGACATTCTTCCTCTTTCTTGACATGGGAACAACCCTTTCTATGGCGTAAGAGTATTGACCACACAGCTGAGTTTTTCTTAAATAAAAACAATCAACCCATTGTATACCATTGTCAGGATTTGTTGTTAGGCCCCAAAAAGAATACAACGACCCTTTCTCGCCTTTAATTTTTATGGTATCCCCTCTTTTTATTGGTCTATTTCCAATAGATATTTCGGGAATAGTAGTAAATTTACTCACATAATTATTATTTCTTTTTTTATTCATTTCGTCATTATACTCAAATAAAGTATTTTTGTCAAGACTTTCTTTTAGATTTTCTAAGGTTAAATTTAGACAAATACACATATATTGTTTCCACAGACACTTTGCATTCTTTTGCAATATCTTCTGGAGATTTTTTATCTATCAAATATCTTTTTCTTAACCAAACTTCATTTTGATATAGTTTCATGAATTTTGTGGCTCCCCCATTAATTTTATCCAATTCTCGTTTGCAAACCAACCAAGTGCTACGGCATCTCCAACATCATCATCATCAATTTTTATATTAAATTTATCATTTACTATTCTTATAGTTCTTTGTTTTCTAAATAATCTTTCTTGAGATTTATACCATGATCCAGATCTATTTGGATTTGCTGCTCGTATCACTTCCTTTTCTTCATTTGTCAATCTTTTGTTACCAATCCAATTTTGCCATTGAACGGGAGATGTTGAAACAACTCTTTTAATTCCACAAAATTGTGCAGCACCTAGTATTGCCCCTTGAACTAAAGCTAAATGCATTGCTGTTTTAGGAGAGTTTGCATATATCGCACTTTCAATAACTACCGCATCAGCCCCAAAAGCTTTGAAAAAAGGGATGCACTTTTTACAGGCATCCCCTGCTTTATGGTAAGCATCATGACCAGTAAATTTAATTTTGCCATATCGTATCAACTTCTTTCCTTTATAAATTGAAAATGCCATTGAATTTGTAGAAGCATCAATAGCAATTATAATATCTGGAATTCCAATAGAAGACCAAAATGTTTTATTTTTTCTCATAATCAAATAAATGTTTTAAATCTTTTAAAAATTTATCTACCTTTCTTTTATCAATTGTGCAGGTATTACACAGAGTATTTTCATTATAAATACTTATTTCTTTTTTACAATTAGAACAAAATCTTTTTTTATTTATTCTTTTTTTTAATTTTTCTTTTTCTTGCCTTTCAATCATCTTTTGTCTAGTTGCCTTTTCTCTACATTCAATAGAGCAATAAATTTGATGCTTTGAACTAGACCTAAATTCTTTGTCGCATAAACGACAGTACGAGTTCATAATTCAAATTCTTTTCTCCTTTTTATATTTAGTTTGCCTTCTGGTAGTTCATAACAAAGGCTTACTAGTGGGCATCTTTGACAAATTTTGGTTTTTGTCTTAAACGGTCTTTTTGGAAGCTTCTTATCAATCCAAGCCTGATAGACTTCTTCCATCCACTCAAACATATAATTAACATAGTCTTTATGTTCTTTTGTAACCGTTAATGGAAATAATACCATGTCGTGTGTGTTTTTATTTTCATAAAGGATTGCACCCATAGACACATTTAAAATTTTCATATAAATTAATGCTTGAAGAACGTGATAGGCCCTAGGCTTATTTGCTTGCTGAATTCTTTCAAATCCAACATCATCTACGGTTTTTATTTCTAAAAGTACCTCGTTATTGTCTATGTTTAATAGTGCATCTCCATACCCAAAGATGGGGGGATTGTCATTAGATATTTTTAACTCAATATTTTCTTCTGGCACCCCAGATTTTTTTAGTGCTTCTTGAATACGATCATGAGACCTGCTACCATTTTCCATATTAGCAACTTGTCTTGCTGTAACTTCGTCTTCAAATGTTCCACCCTCAAAAGCAAGATACCAATATCTAGGACAAATACCGTGATTGTAAACCAGGGTAGATGGAGCAAAAGTCTTTTTCTTCATAAATTTAGGACTTTTATCTACCAAATATCCTTCATTAATTTTTTCTATAATTATATTTAAATCAATCTCGCTGCCTTTTATTTTTTTAGTCTTTACATTTTTTAATAACTTACTAACCATGATAAGTCCTTGTCATATATTTTAATGCATCACACAATCTATCAATGGCATCTCTAATTGAATAATACATATTTTTCTTTGGTTTTTCGTCCTTTTTTACATTTGCATACCATGTTGCCAACATTCCAAATTTAACCGAATAAGATTGCAATTGAAGCAACAATAGTTGTGCTTTTGCTGGAGGAATATCTGGATTAGCAATAATCTTTGCAACCAAAGTAAGTGCCTTTGTAAATTCTTCATCTTGCATATACTCAGACATATCTGAAAATCCAGCTACATCATTAAGTAACTCTATTGTAGTTTTTTCAGCCACTCTCATTACCTTTTCTTAATTCTTCAAACTCAGACCACTCTATTATAGCAAGCCTGACTTTTTTAGTCTCGCCTAACACCAGCATAATTACTGGGGATTTGCTTGGATCAACTCTAATTGTATCTGTAACAATCTTTGCCCAAACATCTTGACTGACAGAAAAAGACTTGGAATATTCTTTTACATCCACAATAAAA